GGCCGCGCGATTACCGAGACGATTAAGCAAAGAGATGCGGTTGTCCGTGAAGAAGCACATCGTCAGTTTGAAGGCTCGTTAGCTGATGCAGAGGCCAGAGGCACTACGTTCACACCGGATGAAACGGCGCTTATCTATTCTACCGCTAAAAAGGTAATGTTGGCTGATGTTTTCGGTGATGCACCTCACCCACTAACGCAAGTATTAAAAAGGTTTGAACCTGTAGAAAGTGAAGCCGGTGGTTTAATTAACCCCGCCACTGGTAAACCTTTCAAACCAGGCGGTGAGTTAGAGTTTCCAGAGGTTAGCGTTAGAGACTTTGACTCGTTAAAGCGTAACCTTAATTTAGCCATCCGTCAGCAAGAAGACATCATTGAGAAAAACCCTACAACTTCGGATAGGAACAACCTACTTAAACTCAACGAATTAAAAAACGCGCTAGAACAAGTAAAAGACTCCGCTAGTAATAGGGACCCTGAGTTTATCCAGGCGTATAGGGATGCGGATGCGTATTTCTATAATCAAATGGGGCTGCCTTACGATGGTCCTACGCTCCATAAGATTAACACCTCAGTGTACTTTGAGCGCGCTAGGAACATTCTTAAAACCCCACAAGCGGCTAAAGAGTACGCAGCGGCAGTAGGGCCAGAGGTGGCGCAACCCGTACTTAAAGACGCTGTCTACAGTATGCTTTCCGACCCTAAACGCGGTGGGATCATTAACCAACTAGACGGGTCGATTAACGAAAATGCACTGGCTGTTTTCCGTAACCAGAACGAAGAGTTAATTCAGTTAGCCGGGTTAACCAATGAGTTCGCTGACATTCAGACACTCGTGCGTAACACTCTGGACGCTAAAGCAGCGTACAACAAGAAGTATACTGAGTACATGAATAGCCAGGCTAACGGTTTTACGAAAGCGGCGCTTGACCTCGATCTACCAGACACGGTTAGAAACCTAGCTAAGCATAGAGAGACACGTAAAGAGTATTTTAAAGCCCTTAACACACTTCGCCCCGCAGAGCGTCAGTTAGTTGAACACGCGGTGAAACGTGAGTATCTAGCTCAGGCGTATAGTAAGGGTAAAAACATATTCGATCACCTTAACACCAACGCCTCACTAGGTAAGCTACTGTTCGGTAAGCAGCATTTCGCTGATTTAATGCGACTAGCTGAAGTTATTAAGGCGGTAGATATTACCAGGAACAGTGTGGCGGCTAGGGCCGGACGTGTAGATATGGACCCTATGGTAGGTCCGGCGGGTGTCACAACCTCTACGTTTTTCGGTACTGTACGTAACCAGATATTTTCACTACCACGTAAAGTTATCAACTTAGTATCCATTGGTGCTCAAAATAAAGGCGCGCAAAAGATGGAGATGTTAGGGGCTGACTTATTGGCTAACAAAGATATTGTCCACGCGTTAGCTAACCCACCAGGGTATTTGGACCAGGGTAAAAAGGTTATACTAGCCGGTAAGAACGGTATCGCGCAGTCTTGGGCTAACACGATTAGCGCCGTAACCTCTAATATGGATGTCATTGGTAACGCAGAACGCGATACCGTTCTTCCACTACCTATAAACCGCACTGCCGGGGCAGGTCAGCGTGGGGGTGTTATTGGTGGTATGACAGGATCAGCAGCGGCAGAGCAACAACGCCGTGAAGTTGATCTTAACCGCCAACAGCAGCAAGTGATGGGTATGTTAACTGGCGGTGGCATACCTCAATGAGTGATAGACGACTAATCAAGATGCTTACTCTCCACGAGGGTAAGCGTCATCACGTTTACACGTGTTCATCGGGGAAGCTCACCGTGGGGGTGGGAAGAAACTTGGAAGACTTAGGGCTGACAGACGGTGAGATAAACTTTTTACTACGCAATGACCTTACGCGGGTGCAGAGTGAGTTACTCAATGCAGTACCGTGTTACCACAGGCTATCTGAAGTGCGGCAGTGTGTGTTGATGGATATGTGCTTTAACTTAGGTATCAACCGCTTCATGCAGTTCAAGATGATGTTAACAGCGTTAGAGATGGGTGAGTACAAAGAGGCGGCTAATGAGATGCTAGACTCTCGATGGGCTAAACAAGTTGGACAGCGAGCTAATCGTTTAGCGAATATGATGGCTACTGACGAGTGGTACGAATAAAAAAGCCCCACAGAGTGAGGCAATGCAATCATATAATCAGGAGTTTACAATTTCACTATAGTTCATCATCGTAGATTTTGACAGCTATGGCTAAAACTGACCCCCCGAGCAAAAACGCGATTGCCGAAGTCCCTGCGGTTGACGCATCCCCTGTAATGGCTAGTACTGCTGTAAGTACAACCAATGTCAGACTGGATAGTAATGCTACGTTTAGCATAGCGGCCTCCTTAGCCAAGCGGTAGCGAGTTCGTGATCCCACGACTCTTTATTAAATAATTTGTCTCGTTTGCAGCCACACGACTTACGACTTGTGAGTACTTTAGCGGTGGTCTCGCTAATGCTCCCACAGTGTTTACACTCCCCGCGCCAGATATGGTCGGTCTTAGGGTCGTAACGCACGTAGTCAATGACTCTAGTGTTCTCGTTCTCGAAGCCGTATAGCTTTTTGTTTTTCAAACCTACGCGTTGAGTGTTCATAATCTATCTTCCTGCGCTTGTTCGCCCATTAAAGCAAAATAAGCTGCACCGTCTTCATAGTTATCTGATTTAAACGCCCCTTGTTGACTGCGAACTAACTTCAGAATCGTCATGAACGCCCAACCTTGCTCGGCGGTCAATGTGTGACCAGTAAGCGTGTTGAACATCTCAACGGTAGACTGAATAGATCGCTCACCGTCATTGTCATAGGTCACCGCTCTATCTTTAAGATGCGTAGCGGCTTGCTCTAGGTACTCGTGCGCTTTCATTGCGGCGATCTCCAAAAGTCGAACCCTTCTTGCTCGGCCATGCGTATATATCTAGCAAACGTCTTATGACTCACACCGAAGGCTTCCGCTAAGTTCCCTAGATACACGCCACTGTTGCGTAGTTCAAACGCTTCAGCCATCTGCTCAATGGAAAGTTTGGGCTGCCACCGCTTTAAAACAGTCTTTTTCTTCTTCGGTTTCTTCAAGCCCGTAGTAAATTTTGGCAGTCCATTCATCACCGTGTCTAATGATTTCGAGCGCATCATATTCCCCTTGTTCTTTTGATACCTTGTACACTTCGTCAATGAGTGCGCGGTAGTCGTTCGTCACCATCTTGAGGATGACGGTTTTATCATCGTCATCCACTAGACTAATCCTCGTCGTATCTATTCGGTTCGCGCTCATGCTCCTGGCGCATTTTGGTTGCTACCCTACGTAAAGCGTGTTGCATACCGTCAGGTATCCAAACGGTGGCCTTTACATGACCACGTTCTTTCATGCGCTTGATGTAACTTTTTTGGTGTCTGTAAACGTCCATAAAATACTCCTTAATTGATGGTGCAACTATAGTACGACTACAAATCTAATAAATCAAGTGCATCTGACACTTCATCTATTACCACCTGCTTATTGTTAAAGGCGTTATTGATCGACTCGATTAACACAGCTCTTTCTGGGCCTGACATATCTTCAGGTAAGTCCCTAATGTCTATCCGACCGCGTATATATCTAATGCGTTGCTTCTTCCCTGCAATAGTCATGGTCAAGTTGTGGACAGAAGGTACTTGTATAGTCTCTTGCTGAATGATCTTTGTCAGAACAGAATCAATGTTAGGTATGCGGTCTAGGTCTAGGCGTAACTTGAACGTGTCCGCAATCGCCTTGATAGCATTGGTCGTTATGAACGGTATAGGCCAGGCTCTCAACGCGGCTCTCACCACGGCTTCTAACGGTGAACCACCTTCTAACATAGACATCTTAGACTCTGTATGTGTGGGTGGGGCCATAAGCACTGACATATTAGGTGAACGGTTTTGCAACCACCGCCACACACTAGCCGCCCACTTAGGGTTGCCATTACTGTCTACTTCATCAAGCCAGGCGTTAACGTCTTCAAAAAACTCTTTGGGTGCCGGGATGTCTGGGTTACGAACCACATAAAAACGTCTGTCATCTGCGGAGATGGATAGCGCGTGGGTGTGGTTAGAGAACATTAAGAACGTGGTGCAGCACAACGCTGTGAACTTAGCTCTGTACTTCTGGTTTATGAATACCGTCTTAGGTCTAGGGTCCACAACATCTTTCAGTGCCTCATACGCCCGGTAATAAGCGTTACGGTTCTCTCCCACGTTGAGCGTTTCATCGCAAATAACCCAGGGGTGGGTCTGCCACTCATTAAATTGATTACCGCTGATAATCTCTGTAAACGGTAGTGTGGGGGCGTTCTCTTCTCCGAACAGCACACGGATCATATAACCTAGTGTTGATCGCCCTACGCCTTGTGTGACCGCCACCATCACGATAGCTGCACCCCTAAACCCGAAGTTCTGCGCTTTAGCTGATAGCCAGTCTAAAAAGTATTCGCGCTCTTCATCGTCTGGTATTAAGTAATCGAGGTAATCTAAGAACTTATCTACATGGTACTGTTCTATCTTACCGTGACCCCAGGATGGGCGTATGACGGTGTTGACGTAAAGTTTACCGGCTTTCTCAACAATCCTAGCTTCTGTAGTGGGGTCCGCTGTGGGACCGTCTACCACCACACGGCCTTCACTAGACATAAATAGTTTAGCTTGGGTTGGGTGCGCGACCTTACCTTTAGCGTTAACTATCTGCACGGGTTTGTTGAAGCGGTTGTTAAACGCCGACATCTTAAACATGGTAGGGTTCTTACGTCCGTAAACTTCCCACACCGCATCATTGCTCATGTCGTAGACAAACTTAGACGTTAGGTTAGCCGCATCATCACGGACAGGGACTTTAGGGCAATTTAATTCTGCCAAGTACGCTAGGTAATCCGATGTTTTTATGTTGCTGCAATGTCCGTGGTGGCACTTAAACGCTCTCGTTGTAGGTTCTTTACCCCGACCTAGTGGGCGATACCCCGCGTCTGGGTTGCCGTTAGTATGCTCATGCGCGTTAGGGCAATCTACTGTCACCCACAGCCCTGTGTCGTTCTTGATTCGATTAGTCTCAATCAACCATTCAAGCACCTGGTCCACTGTACCGTCTAACGAGGGGGATTTAACACGACCCCATTGCGCTCCCGCCGTTGTGTCGGTGGCGGTCATTCTAGCTACAGCGTCAGCGTCAGAAAGTACGTCATTCCAACGGACAGTGATGGATAGCCAGTCTAGGATTTCTTGCGGTGAATATAGGATGTCTTCATTAAGTTCTACTAGGCGGACCTTAAACTTACGGTAGTCGTCACCGTATTTAAGCGCGTCTTTACCGTTCACCCCGGCGGGTAGTCTTACCGCTTTAACCGCTACACTACCCCCGGCGTCTGAGTACCCGGCAGTGAACACTTTTTGTACAAGTAGTTTAGCCGCCGCGACGTTATCAACAGGTTCAGACAGCACGTAGCCATACTGGTAATTATTCGGGCTAGACTCAATGATGTATGTAGGTTTGAACCCCTCGGGTAGCGGTTTACCTTTAGTACCGATGTCGTCTAGTACGATAACGCGTAACTTATAGAAGTGTTCGTTACCGTGGTACACCCGACCATCATCCGCCTTTTTAACGGTTGACGTGCCGAAGTACAATGCGCGGGGGTGATCGAATTTACCATCGAAAACTTTATCGAGTAGTTCTTGTTCTTCTTTTGGGAAACCAAGCACCATATCGCCTTCGCGAAGGGGGTTAACCTCCCACATAGCAATGTGTTCGTCTTCTAATAAATCGTGGAATACAACGTCTAAAAACCTATCCACCTCTGTTCGATCATAAGTAATCTCCATACTGATTAATGGATCGACAGACTTACTATGGTTGGGGTTTATGTTGAATGTCCTTTTAGATTCTATGTTCTTGATTTCACCGCTATTTATGTTATCGTCAGCTAAAGATGAAGTGGACATCTTTCCTCCTTGTCTATGTATTGTTTGTTGTGACAGCTTACATACTTCATAGCCCACGCGCCCGTGGGCTTTTCTATTTTCCGTAACGTGCTTTTACTTCTGGCTCTGCTTTTAGTGGTAGGTAGGCAGCCCAATCAGGCGGTGTTTCCATTATTTTTTGCAGTGCTGACTGTTTACTATCTACAAGTTCGACCGACTCTTCAAGGATTATTTCGTCATGAACATGTAACACCACGTTCAATCCTTCGTCTTCAGCCTTAGTTAAACTGTCTCGTAAGACACACGCCGCTGTCGCTTGAGTAGCGTTTTCTACGGCCAAACCACCGTATAGTGTGGACCTCGGCCATTCAAGCGCGTCCTGTTTTGCTGTCAAACCCGCCTTAGCATATGTAACTAATTTGTTAATCTCTCCCCAGGGTGTTTCTACCCCTTCTACCTTAGCGTGGGGGTATTGGATAACAGACCCGTCAGGTAATTTACACAGTAGCGTCCCACGGATCAGGTTAGGAGCGAAAAAATAACTTAACCGCCCGGCCTTAAACCATTGTTGGGGGTGGTTGACAGCGTTACGAGCGGCTAGTTCACACTGGCGCCAAAACTTTACGGCCCAATTGTTAGCGGCTCTCCATCTAGTCACAATATCTTTTGCCTGTTCTTCCGTGAACTCCATGCCGTAACCTCTAGCCATTGCGTTCAGTGCATTAACACCCCCTGCATAACCTAGTGCTAACGCCGCGATCTTGCCAATCTGTCGGTCAGATAGCCCCATAGAGGTAGCGGTCGCCACGTACAAGTCTTCGTCCCGGTCAAATACCTCTAGCACTTTGTCCGCGTCGTAGCTGTCAGCTAACCAGGGCAGCACCCTAGCCTCGATCGCTGACCAGTCACACACGATGAAGGTTTTACCACGCTCGGGGATTATCGAAGGGCGTAGGAGTTTAGACAGCGCGTTAGACACGCCACCCTCAAAATCAGGCACTGCCCCGGCTAACATGGTGGCACGGACGGTATCTGTCATCGCCGGGCTAAAGCTGTCGCGTGGGAAGTTGTGTACTTGGACGCCTTTAGCGGAGAATCGTTTGGTCTGACTGGCCCCGGCGTACATATACGCGCCACGGACGCGGTTATCATTATCGTCAGCGAGGTTAGCCATACGCTCAAACTTAGCGACCGAGGACTTGTTACCCTCTTCAACTAACCTAACAAACTCTATCAGCTTGTCGTCTGCGCTAATATCGCCAGTATCAACATCCGCTAAGAAACGCTGCCTGGCCGAACGGTCAAACACCAAGCGAGGTATTGGGTCGCCGTTGTCATCTAATTTAGCGTTGGTTGTGGTGGTGAAATATTGATCAATGATGTCGTGTTGGTTGAAAAAGCTAAGGCGATCTATCACCCAGTCTTTAGCGCGGAACACGTTAGTGATGTCTGGTACATAGCCGTTGGTGATGATCTCTACCTGCCTAGCCAGTTCTTTACGTTCTGTCTCCATGAACTTAGTGCAAGCCCGAGCGAGTTTAACGTCCACCTTCACACCCCGGTCGTTAATCTTCTCAGACACTAACCATTCACGGTGTTCTTGTTGTGTCATAGGTCTAGTGCGGCGGAAGACTTCGACCGTGGCTACCACGTCTTGTAGGCAATACTCACCCATGCGTTGTAGGGCTGCCCAATCTTCAACAAACTCGCCGAACTGGTTAGGGAGCGACAGTAGTTTAATGAGCTTTTTACCTTCGCCCATCTTCATACGCTTGCCTGTTAAGAACCAAGAGGCGTTATCAAGCCCGGCAGGTATGGCGTTTACACGGCACTGTGCGGAAGTGCAGTACCATTTATTAAAAGGTATTGTTGGGAAGTTATAGTCATTGACGCCTATGTATTCCCATATAAGTTGATCGAATCCGGCGTTGTGCGCCATCACTAATTCACAAGACTTAAATCTCTCGCGTAGATCAGAAGGTAACTCACCGTTGTGAGGAAACCATAACCACTTCTGGTCTGTGTTTAGGTCATACGCGGCTAGGCATAAGATGTCGGTGCTAGGGTCCGAGGCGTAAATGTGAGCGCCGCGTCTAGGTAGGTCCACACGGCTGCGCGTTTCAAAGTCGATGATAAGAGCATCAATACTCATAATAGTATCCAATAGATTAGTTTATAGTAAGACTATGTGGAGGGGAAAATAAAGCGGGTGAGGCGGACCCGCTTTATTTCCTCCCGTTACGCCCTGCGGCGACGGCGGGTAGTTGGTGCTTCTTCAGCGTCTTCGTCTTGCTCAATTTGAGCTTCGGCTTTATCAGCCACTGCGCCATCTAATGACGCCCACTCAACCACAGACAGCAGAGGCGTAAAGATACGACCGTATTGCTTGTGCTTGTAGCTATCAACACCGAGTTCTACAACGGGAACGATTTCTTCGCTGCCGGAACGGGCTTTTATAGCAATCTCATTCAATAGTGTCTTGAACGCGTTACGTCCACCTACAGAGGTAGCCGTGTAAACGCACTGGACACCTTTATCATCACCGCTGATACACGCTAATTGAAAACCTATCTGCTCTTTCCAAGGCGCGCCGAGGTTAGGTAAGTTAGATTTCAAGATGGGTTCGTCAGTGATAAGGGCCATCTCTTCGCCCAGGTTAGTACCGTCATCCCAACAGGCGTAGCCCATTGCTAATGAGTTAGGGTTAATCGCCCAACGGCTGCCATCTTCCACTTCAGTTTCGTCGGCGCCGAACGCCCAGAAACCTTGTTTGGTAAGTTTTAGGTACTGTTTACCGCCACCTACACCGTCAACAGAACGGGCAGTGTTTTCAATAGCGGCTACGAGATTAGTAATGTTTGCGGGAAGTGCCATAATATTTTCCTTTAATGTATTAACGTATCGTTTATTAACTCAAGCGGTCCACAAGGGCTTGTATCGCAGCTTGAGGTGCAGCGTCTGGCCTCTTATCGCTTTCGGGGGCGATAGTCGTACCAGACACCACGGAGCTAATGTACTCCGATAAAAGTGCAGGGTCAATACCTTTTTCTTTAAAAAGTTTTTCCATCTGCGCGGGAGACTTTAATTTGTAGTTGTGAACCTCTTCGTGCTTAACGCGGCGCATCTTTTTAAGCACCTCGGCAATGTCATCTTCACTCGACCACACGCGGCTTGCACGTTTATTCACCAGTTTGTAGCCTGGTATCTTAACCCCGGCTTCTAGCTGTTCATGGGCGAGTTTAGTGACCGCTGAAATCCACGACTCTATCTCAGGTATGAGCGGTAGCGCCTCAGCTAAGATGGCCACGTCGGTAGGTTTAAGTCGTAGTGCCTTTTGTGCTGCCCCGGTCTTCTTAGGGCACACGGCAGCAGCAGGGCAATACTTACAGTGGGTGCCCGTGACATACTCAGGCGTGATCACCCCATTACTTATGTTTTCTACTTTAATGACCGCATCATTAACCTTTTTGCCGAAGTCGTCTAACACCGACAGGTCTGTTTCCCACACGTCCGCCACGGGACCATCGTCATTAGGTTGTATGATGGCCAATACCAGGCGCTTGGGCAGTTTGCCATTATTGTTAAAAAACTTATCTGACGTGGCGGGGTCGGCCATCGCACACAAGGCGTAGAACAACATCTGTGGGTTCTCTTTAGCACGGACCGTGTTGTGCCCAAACTTATAGTCAATGACGAGCACCGTGTCTCCATCGCCTGACTTAGCTAACATATCAATAGACCCACCGGCCACACCTTTAATGAACTCCACGAACGGCTCGGTCACTAAGGTTTTCACGTAATGCGTTTCCAACAGGTCCTCTACGGCGTTTATCGCCGGGTAGATGGCGGTATCAAGCATCTCTTCTGTCAGCACAATGTCGTTATAGGACAAACTACCTACCAGGGTCTCGGGGGTGAGGTCTAGGTCGTTGTATAGCAACTCCATCGCGCTGTGTTTCAATGTCCCATCATCGGCGAAAGCACTGCCTGGCGATTTAGGGATGTCTTTCGATAGCGACACCCAACTAGGACAGGCTAAAGTGCGCGCCATCGTTGAGCCGCCGATTGTGTAATGAAGTGTGGTCATTGTGTGATCCTCGTGGTATAGTTTGCTATAAATGATACTACTAGAGTGTGACTATATCCTTATGAAGACCGAGCGTCAACTACAGAACTACATTATCAATCGCATCCGCGTGTTAGGCGGGTTGTGCCACAAGACGGAAAGCCGCAGCAGCCGTGGGTGGCCGGACTTAATCTGCATCTATAACGGGCGTTGTGCTTTCGTAGAGGTAAAGACCCCCGCAGGGACCGGTAAACTGTCAGCCCTACAAAAGCGGTGTATAGAAAAGCTACTGGTCCATAAGATGGACGCTTTTTTGGTGGACTCAGAAGAATTAGCGGATGAACTCATTGATTGGTTAGTGGGGTGAAGACCATGAGCAAAACAAAACAACAGCAACAACTATTAGCTAAAGACCTATTAACGCAAGATCAGATCGACGCCGTGACGCGCTTGTACGAGCATGACCACACGTTAATGATCTCCAAGATGGGGGGTGGCAAGACGATCACCACCTTGACCGCTATCGCTGAACTTATCGCGGACGGTGTGATAGAGAGTGTCTTGATCGTTGCGCCTCTGAAGGTCTGTAAGACCGTCTGGGCACAAGAGGCACTGAAGTGGGAACACACGTGTCACCTGACCATTAGCATCTGTGTGGGTAACGAACAGCGCCGCCGTGAGGCACTTAACGAGAACAGTCAGATCACCGTCATTAACTTTGAGAACCTACCGTGGCTTTTTAAGACCATGAAAGCCCGGTGTTGGTGGGATGGGTTGGTGATCGACGAAATCAGTAAGATGAAGAACTCCGGCGGCACTCAGTTCAGGGCGCTACGCCCACGGTTGGTTGACTATACGTGGCGTGTTGGGTTGACCGGTACGCCAGTGAGTGAGGATTGGGAAGGGTTGTTCGGCCAGATGTTAATTGTCGATAACGGCGCTACCTTCGGCACTCGCAAGGCCGCTTACTTAGAGAAGTATTTCTACCCCACGGACTTCAATCGCTATAACTGGGCGATGCACGATTGGTCAGCCGCTGAAATCACGGCTAAGATCACCCCCTTCATTCATGTGATGCCAGACTATAGGGACCAATTGCCCCCTATCCGTTACGAGACAGTGGAGGTGGATATGCCGGATACTGTGCGAGAGGCGTACCGTGAGATGTCGGAAAATTTTATTGTAGAGAATCTACCAAGCCAGGACGCCGCTTTTAGCTCTTTTGCAGAGGTTGAGGCGCCTAACGCAGCGGTGATGATTTCTAAGCTGCAACAGATCGCGTGTGGGTTCGTGTACGGCTCTGATGGGGAGGCGATCAATCTGTCTGACTTCCGTATTGACGCGGCGATTGAACTTATCAAGCGACAACCTCGGACTCTGTTCGTTTATCAGCACCAAAATGAATTTTTACGGATTAAGGCCGCCCTGGACGCCCATTTTATCCCTTTTGTGGCGATTGCCGATGGGGACGCTGAGGCTATCTGTTCCCTATGGAACGACCCGGACAGCACCGTGCGAGTGTTGCTACTGCATCCGAAAAGCGCTGGGCACGGGCTGAACCTGGCTGCAGGTGGCGCTTGCGTCATATGGTACGCGCCCCAGTGGTCCAACGATTTATGGGAGCAAACTAATGCCAGGTTATGGCGCCGGGGTCAAACTAAACCCGTATTAGTTCAGACCCTAGCCGCCCGTGATAGTGTCGATCAATTAGTGATTAACCGGGTCCAGAAAAAGCATGCTTGTGAACGGCTCCTAATGTCGCACCTGGAACAACAAGCAAAAGCCCGGGCCGGTAGTGTTACTGGGGGCGTAAAAAAGCCGGGTTGATAGCCCGGCTTTGTTTAGTGGCGCTTTGTGTTATAGGTTCAGTATTAGCGCGATAATGCCTATCAATATTAGTAGGGCCGGGCCTGCCGCCAGGAATTGACCCAGTACAAGAAACAATAGCATTATTAATCGTCTTCTTTTACTTGTTTTATTGCGCTTTCTAGCAGGTCCAGGTTTATCCTGGCGCCTATACCCTCGTATGTATTGTCGATATACATATAATCGCCGCTAATGTAGGCGTCGATTCCCTTGCAATCCTCTAATGTGAATAGTGGTTCGTCGTCTATAACGGGTAT